TACCACCAAATGTTTTTAGTTTAGCTCCTGCAGGTCTAACTAATGACACATCCCACTTGGGTATCTCACCTGCCCATAGTAATGCAAGCAGTTGACGTAGTGCTTTAGCCCAACCTTCTTTACTATCCTTGACCACTATAGTTGTATCACTATTATACAGTGGTGGTATCTCTGGTAGCTTAGATATGTATTGTCGTTCAACACTAAACCCAACACCTGTACCACAAAGGAGTATAAACATAGCTTCATCAAAGCTCTTGGGGTCATCTACAGGTAGGTAGCTACAATTGTACCCTGCTGTATTATCTCTGTCTAGTGCAGGGCCAGCAGTCATCATAGCTCTCATAGATGGCATCACAGCTAGACTAGCAATAGCATCGTATAGATCATTACGTATTTTAGTGTCTAGGTTATACCCTATTTTATCAGCCATGTAATCTACATACCTGCTTACAGTCTCTCCCCAGTTCTCTCTTCTTTTGTCTTTGTCCAACCATCTTGCGTAACGAGATGTATGTATAAACGCTTGATAATCTGTTGGTAAATAATTACTCATGTGTCTACTCCGTTGTTATTCTAATTGTATCTATAGTCATACCATCAATATCATATATAAATTCATGTATTGCCTCATTTATTTCTTCATCAACAAACCCGTCAACAGGTATTGGATAATCGTCTTCATCTAGATTCAAATTAAGATATACTTTTACTTTCATAGTGACCCCTAATGAAATTTTAACTTTACAACATTATCTTTAATAGATTCTATTGTAGGTTTAGTCTTAACTGGCTCTAATGTTTCCTGAGTATACTTGTCTAGCATACTTCTAAATTTATCATCCTGTTCCATGAAAGGTACAGAAGCACATAACATAGTAGATAAATACATTAAGTGAGAATAGTCTTCATCATCTAGTGTGTTATCATCTGTAGTTATAGTTCCAACTCTTAACTCTCCTACCCACTTATTATTCCCATCTAGTACAGGAGTAATTCTTATAATAAAATCGTTAGGTTCAAAGTCTATGTATATTTTTTCTTCCATACTATGTTCTCCTTGTTTTCTTTAATGGGAAAGGTATAACACTTTTATCACTTAATTGCCATAGTGTTTTTGTTTTTTTATTATTTTCTTTTAACCATTCTTGTGGAATAATTCTGTCATAATATAAAAAATTGTACTTTTCACACCAGCTTGCATATGTACCCTTAGAACCCTTATTTAATTTTCTTTTACTGCTCTCAAACACAAACCTAATGTCAAGGTTTGGATGTTGCTTTTGTATAGCCAGATGTTTACGCCTATCTGCAGTCACAAAACGACCTTTTACTTCTATTATAATGCCATTAGGTAGTAGGAAGTCTGGTGTATATGTTCTATACATTAAGTCTTCCCACTCTATTTTAAAACATTCATATCTAAAGTCTTGTTGTAATTCCTTTAAGTAATCAGATACCTTTATTTCAAGACCACTACGATACCCATATTTTAATGCAGCCTTAAACTGTTTGACATTACGCATCAGATGGGTCGTAGTTCTTTAACAACTTCCAGTATGTCAATAGGCTAGTGAACATAGTTATATGTTTAGCGTGTGACTCTTTACTCCATCTCCAAGGTATTATTAGTTCTGTATCTTTTCTATCTACAAAAATTGATATCCTCTCAGGATCTTTGACGTTACACCCTTCAGCATAAGCAGATAGTTGCATACCATGTTCCGGAAATACTAAACTAGAAGGTGTCTTTTGTTTACTCTCCAAGTTATCCTTAGTCTTAAAGTCAACAAATATTCCTGTCTCAGAGTGTAAATCAATCTTACCACCATAACCTAAGTCAGCACAGAACGAGTCTTCTGCAATCCACTTTTCGTTAGGGAATGTCTCGTCTAAGTACTTCTTGATTGCTAGGTAGGGCTTAGTCTCTGCCCCACCTGCAAACCCTTGCTCTATCATTGCATGGATGGTTGTACCCATCTCTGCTGCCTCTTTACCTATACTCTTTGAGTGTTCTTTACATCTATAAAAGAATTGGTTTACGCTTTCGTCATCTTCTTTCTTTAACGTAAGTGCTGAGTTCAGAGCCTGATTGATCTTCCAGTTCTCTAAAGATGGCTTGGCTGCAACACCAAGGATAGTAGTAACAGATGGTACGTAACCATGTTTCCTAGCATCCCGTAAATTGGTGTTGCGTTCTTTGCCATTTGAACCTACTATAGTATATGCAGATTCTCCTGTTTTACTATACCAATGTTCCGACTCTGACTCTTTTTTCATTAAGCAAATTCCTCTGCAGTTATGTCAATAAAATCATCAACAGTACTCTTATCAACCTCTTCATGTTTATGCATACTTTCATTCCATGCATTTGTTATGTAACCATTATAGTTAGCTACCCATGCTAAGAAGTTAGCAAATATCTCCTGTGCTTCATCATCCATATCAAGGGTGTTAGACAGGTCAAGAGTAACAGATGGAAGATAAAAACAACTACCATTGGGTAGCTTACGTTCCTCTGTAGCTAACTTCACATAGTGCTGTATCGGAAGACGTTTCATCTTATTAAGTTTATTAAACACATTTGTACCAAAGGTTTTGAAAGCATCTCTGTTCTCAACTTCCCATATGAATGGCGTAGCACCTATCGTAACTGATGCACCTGTCTCATCCACAGGATTGTCTAACTCTATAGTACCAAACAGTACACGTACACGCTTGATCTGCTTCAGAAGGTCTTGCATCTTCTCAGGTAAAGATTTAAAATCTTGTATATAACCTGCAGGTTTACCACAATTAAAACCACCATCATTATCTTTTAGATCAACATTCAAGTTGTCAGCCATAATAGTTTTAATATACCGATTAGGTGTAGTATCTGTCTTCATTACAAAACGCTTATGCATAAACCTTTGCATGTAAGGACGTATGGTAGCTGTATCAGAATAGTATGTTGGTCCATCTGGTATGTCCAGTTTGTATGTACCACCACTCACAACTTCTACATTAACCATCTTACCTTTAACTTCTGATCTACCCATGATGGGTGAGTGGTTAATACGTACACGTGCTAGTGCATCAGCTTTTTCTTTATTAGCTCCTGTATCCATTACCATGCCCATAGCTTTAGCCATTGCTGCATAGTCATTTGTATTTATGTTTGCTATCTCGTTCATTTATTTCTCCTGTTATATCTCATAAGGTTCTTAGTTATATCATGCCACATCTTTTGTGTCAAGCCAATTATCTCCAATCTTTGCCTCTAATAATAAAGGTACATTAAAGTCTATATTCCATTTAGTATTTACTATGTTAATTAGATTATNATTCGTTGCTTTTACTATTCGTATTACCTTATCTACTTCATTNGGATGTACATCAATAACTATACTGTCGTGTACTGTATTTACTATACAACTTTCCATCTTATTTGCTTCTAGTAACTTATCTATGTATATCAGAGATATGGGTACAATGTCAGCAGTTGCAAAGGATTGAACAGGATAATTCTTTATCTGTGTGAAATATGTCACACTTCCATTCCGTCTACGCTGTACATCGGGCCATGTAAACTCTCTACCAGATGGTGTTTTTATTTTACCAGTAGTAAGTATCTCATTAGCTAATCTCTTATGCCACTCTGATATACCTTTGTACTTAGTAGTAAACTGTTGATAATAGGACGCTTCTGCTTCTGTCCTACCAAATCCACTTGCACCATACAAGGGAGCAAATGTATGTGCCTTTGCATCTTGTCGTGATATCTTCTGCCCTGCATCACTGATAACTTTAGCTGTGTAACTGTGTACATCAAATCCTGTTGACACTTCTTGTATAGCTATCTTATCCTGACTAAGGAATGCAGCAACTCTAAACTCTAACTGTGCAAAATCTGCCTCAAGTATTTTACCACCTTCCCATCGTGACACAAACACTTTCTTTACAGGAAACGTCTGACCACGTGGCATGTTCTGCATGTTAGGGTTAGCTCCAGACAACCTGCCTGTACCTGTCCTGTGCTGTAGTAACTGAACGTGTAGCATACCATCTGATTTAATGTGTGTAGATATACCATCAACAAAGCTAGATAAATATGTGTCTAGTGCTGATAATCTTCTAACCCGTTGCAAAAATACAACAGCAGTCTTAAAATCTCTTTCTCTAGCATTGGTCTCTAGCTTTATAAGGTTGTCTTTACTGGTACTAAATCCGTGTGCGCTTACCCAATCGGGGTTAGGTGCAGCAAACTTTAGACCTGCTATAGTATCTGTATTAGTAAAGAGATACCCTTCTGACTTACATTCTAAGCACTTACTTGTTTTAACAAATGGTGTACCATTCTTCTTAGTTCTACGTACCTTACCTGTACCCCTACATGTAGTACACTGTCGTGCCTTTTGTTTGTATAATACAACAGAGTTCTGCTTAGTAATAGATCTAAACTCAGATGGTGTTAGCCTTGAACTAAATGAGTTAGCCCACATAGGTTTGTCATTAGGTTTTCTACTGTAGATAATCCAAGACAACTGCTCTGGACTATTAAGATTAATAGGTCTGTCACCCATTAGCTCATGCACCTGCAACTGTAACTTAGCTAACAACTCTTGCTTCTCAGCTTCAAACTCTTTACGTACTTCTTCAAGTGCTTCTTGATTAACATTAAAACCCTTCTGATAGATACGTGCAAGATGTATGCATATTTGATTGGTTAGTTTTACGGTATCCACTAAGCCTGTATCGTGTGTGTTAAGCTGATCATTTATCTTATCATACAACTCCATAGTAGCATGTAAGTCAGCAGATAAGTATTGTGACAACTCCTCATGTGGTATCTCTCTGGTCGTATATCCTCTGTTGAAGTAATCCTTTAGTGTACCCATCTTCTGTGTATCACAGTTGTATCTTTCTGCTAAGTACTCCAGACTCAATGGTTCTTTCTGTCCTCGTTGGATTATATAAGCACCAAGCATAGTATCAAAGATCTCTCCAGTATAGGTAAAGCCAGATTCCCATAACCATGTTAAATCGTGTATGGCATTTTGCATCACCAAGAGGTGGGTATCATCCAGAATGTTCTGGACAATACTTCCACCCTCAGTAGTAGGTTGTTGCTCACTATGATCAAATGTAACTATCTTTTCTCCAGAGTGATTTAACATTCCTACCATTGTCAATGAATTTTCAGATTCAAAAGGATCAAGCATAAGTTTATTGTTACGTTTAATAGTAGTATTCTCTACATCTAAAACTGTTACAACATTCATTCAATTTCCTCTATCTTAGCTACAATATAACTATCAAGTATATCTCGTACCATTTGTGGCCCATGAGCAAACATAGTTATACTCTCTGTATCATGTTCTGCATTGATCTCATACTCTACGTAGTACTTAATCCTTGGTGGTTTGTGCATCATCTAAACTCTCCTTATGCCTCTTTAAATATTTAACAGCTTTTTTAATTATTGTCAAGTCATCTTTAAAACCACCTAATCCAGTGTTGCAATGTGAACACACCCAACCACGAAAGGTATTGGTATCATGGCAGTGATCTAAAACCCATGTACTCAGTTTACTTTTTCCGTGACGACTAAGTTCTAATACATCCCTACTACATATAGGGCAACAATAATTTTTATCTGGGTAAGCGTTTTCCTCTTTAAGTTTTCTAATAATCTTACTATGTCCACTATGACAAGATTTACAAGTTCTTTTTATTTCTCCAGTAGAATTACCCATAGTAGGTCTAGGACTCTGAAAGTTATAGAGAGGTTGACGTACATCACACTTTATGCATATAATTCCTTCTTCTATATACTCTTCTGGTAGTTCTTCTATTATAAATAGTTCCTGTTGTGTCATACTTCATACCTTGCAGTTCTGTAGTTTAGTTCACAGTGTACAATACCATGCCACCCCGACAGTTTATTTTTAACTACATTCAAATGTCTTTGTGTATCTTCTTCTTCCTGTCCTTCAACAGGTGGGTTCTTAGCTATCAGGATCATTAGGTCAGCTTCAGCAGCTTTACCTGTACGTGATCCTTCCATCATAGCCTGATTTAATACAACCTTGTTCTCTGCATCAGCAGATAGCTGTGACATATAAAATATAGCACAACCATGTTGTTTAGCTATCTGTCGTGCATGTATGGCATTAGCCTTGAGTGCTTCATCTGGTCTAGCATAACCACCTGCCTTAGAAAACTTATCTCCCATGTCTAGTATAACTATGTCGGGTTTGTATGATTTACACATACTCTCTACCCAAGACATGTCTCTACCTGTAGAATCTTTAACTTTAATATTATCACTTATGGGTAAGTATATATCCCTTGCCTTACTGGGGTTAGCCTTTACTTCATGCATGGTCATGCCTGTAGCTGCTGTTAAGTATCTAGCACCTACACGATGTGGACCTTCTTCATTACATAGTATGATACACTTAGCACCCTGCTGTGCAAAACCATTTGGCCCTGCAACTAAACTGGCATGGAAGGATGTCTTACCTGTGTTAGGTCTAGCACCTACCTCAATCAGGTGTCCTTCATTCACACCTTCTATCTTACGTGTAAGTGTAGGTATATTAAACGTCCATCTGGCTTCAAGATCATTCTTAGCAAGCAATGTCTCAACATCCATGTTATCCCATTCAATGTTTAAATCAGGGGTGAAGTCATCCCCATACTGTTCTAGTATATTACGTATAGGCTCTAGGTTAGACATAGTACCATTGACCATTTCAAATCCTAGATTAGCTACGTCTTCACCTACTACCTGTTGAAATAACTTAGACAGAACTTCCTGTGCTATGTCATTACCCATTAAGGGTTCTTTCTTAATCTGGTTAAACAGAGATGTGTATGCCTGTTTCTGTGCTGTTGTAAGTTGAGCATTGTTAGACATAAACAGAGCTTCAATCTCAGCAGGTGTAACAGTACGCTCGTATCTTTTCATAGCTAAATCTACAGCATTTTTAATCTTACGTACATCCTTACTAAATAATCTGTCAGGACACTTTGCACCCTTGTGATCATCATAGAAGTCTCTATCCATTAGACTACGTATTAATGTTAATTCCATATTTTACTCCTAGTGTTGTTAGTTTTTCAATGTCGTTAGGGTGTCTATATTTTAAATCATTAGTTAGTTTGAAGGCAACTACAGTGTCAACGTAGCCCCTTAGTTCTTTAGTAAATTGTATTGTCTTGGGTAGTGCATCGGGGTCTAGAGCTACAATGGCTGTTGAGAACTGTGATAAGAACCTCTTGTGTTCTTCTGATAGGGATGTACCCAACACAGCAACCCCGACATATACATCACTACCTACAATTGCAGCACTTATACAGTCCTCAACAACTACAGCTACACTACCATTACCATAGCTATAAGGCAAGCTACTTTTACCATATCGTTTCCACTTTGGTATTCGGTGTGTGATACTTCTGCCACTAGCATCTACCATTACACCTGACTCTAACACTGGGAATACAACACGGCTTTCCTTTACATCATACAACAGACCTAGTTCATCAGGGTCTATA